ACGAGACAACATCATGTTTATTCGGAGACCCACACGGGCTCATTGATGTAAATGAAATCCACATTAGTCTCCAGCCATGCCTGTTCTTCGTCAGAGAACTGAGGCAGCTCATTAGAGACAACCACCACCCCTAGGCCCCCTCCATAGACGCTCTTGCGGCGGTACTTGTCAGTGACGGTAACGTCAATTTGAAAGCCTAGCATCCCCTTGTAGTTGTAGCGCATGATCTCCCAGGGAATGTCGTCCATAACTCCATACGCAGCTGTGGAGTCCAAGCGTTCCGCGTTCCACTGGTTCTGCATGTACCAGTGTCGACCCAGGGAACGAGCGAGGTGAGTCTTGCCCATACGGGAGGGTCCATAGATCCACAGACTCTTGCAAAACTCGTCACGAACACCACGAGGAGCGGGCAACGTAGTGTTGGTGTAGAACTGCTCGACACGTTCTGCCCAGCGAACACGATGACCAGAGTCGTTGACCAGACAAAAGTCCCCCGGCCACACCTTGAGGGGAGCATACGCCACTTGATCACGCATCAGAAGGCCAATGAACCCTTGAACTTGCGAGAAGCACTTGAGAGCCGAGTCCCCGACGCGCGTGATGGTAGCCACGGTAGCGTCCTCGGGGCACGAATGCTTTTGAGCTTCTTCCACACACACGGTAACCAGCGAAGCCGTACCAGAAATGACAAAACCATGATTGATGTAGTCGCCATCCTTAACGCAGTAGAGAAGCCACGCCTTCAGAGAACGAGGAGAGGAAATATTGGGATGGCAGCCCATAAAATCAAAACACGCGACATCACGAGATTGGAACTTGGTTCCGAATTCGACACAGGCATGGTAGTGGGTACCACCATCCTCGTGCAACTCCTTGGCCACCAGTACCTTAGCAGCATCCCCAATAGACAGAAGGAATTCCAGCAGCAGCTCCTTAGATTCAATGCCGTTAGCTTGAGCGTAGGTGAGAACCGCGTGCTTGGCCGCGAAACGAAACGGCATTTTCGAGGCGTAAAAAGGCTTAATATTACCCTTTTTACGCAGGCGGTGTTAGAGTGTCACCGCCCCTTTTCCGGCATAAAAGCCAACGAATGTTGTGGGTTTCACCCCTCTTTCGTGGGACCTTGTGTCCCACCATTGTCACACGCTTAGTGAGTCACACCATGGCGATGGTACGCCGCCGAGCCACAGGATCAGGATATGCAGCACTAGCCAGGTTAGCCTCCAATTATGGAATAAAGGCCTATAAGCGCTATCGTTCGGGAGCGCGGAAGGCCGAGCCACGCCGAGCCACAGCCCAAAACACAGAACCACTTACGGGTCAGTTTGACTATAAAACCGACTATCGCAAGCGGCGTTTGTTACGCCGCGTGATCCGAAAGGTCAAGAAGCGTCGCCGTTGGAACAGAAAGGTAGTCAATACCGTCCGAAACGCCAATGTGGGCTCGACCCATATCATTAGGCGCGCCTTATGCGGCCTTACCGCAGATACAAACACGAGCAATTCCGTATGCTTCGGCATGTACGGGCTCAATGGAACCTCCACTGACGTCTTCAACCCCACGGCAGATATTGCGGAGATATTCAAAGAAATCGACATTACCGCGTTCAACAATTCCACAAACCCCGCAGTCGCCCTCCCCCTCCACAAGATCTACTCGATGCATTGTACTATGGAGCTTACAGCGCGAAACACGGGAAATGCAGACGCCATTATTGAAGTTTACTTTATTCGAGGCACCCGAAGATCTCCACCCAACCTTAACCCCGTGTCCATCTACGCAGATGGATTCACCAAGGCCCAGCTTGCTTCAGACCCCAATACTGGGAACTCGTTTGATGCCAAGCTCACCTTCTCTACAGTGGGAACCACCCCTTTCCAGTCCCCACTCTTTTGCCAGCATTACCGAATCTATAAACGCCAAAAGTTCCGAGTCCCTCAGGGAAACGAGATCAACATCGTCCTACACGACAACAAGCCACGCACGTACCGAATGGACCAGGTGTTTACCGCCTCCACTGATCGCTCGTATCACGGCGTTCTTATCCAGCAGCAGGGACCGCCTAGTGCGGCTGGTGCAGAGACATATGCTTTGCCCACGGCCGTGACCTATTCTTCCATCCGTCGTTATCGACTCAAGATGTTCCGGGATAATTTGCCCAAGACCGCCATTGACGTGTCTGGCACCTAGAAAGGTTTTGTTGCATCCACCCTCGGTTATTACTTCCCGGCACCCGGTTATTAATTCCCGAATTGCAATAGCATTGACGGCCCGCAATATTTTTATTATCCGGTCAGTGACCGACGCGGCCGGAGGTCGCGGAGGGTAACAAAAAAACGAGACAACATCATGTTTATTCGGAGACCCACACGGGCTCATTGATGTAAATGAAATCCACATTAGTCTCCAGCCATGCCTGTTCTTCGTCAGAGAACTGAGGCAGCTCATTAGAGACAACCACCA